AGAACAGCCTCGGTGTTCTTCTGTGTTTCCGTTCTCCATGCACAGAAGATGACTCAGTATTTACAGCAACATGGCATTAATGCTGCTGTGATTACAGGGGAGACGCCCAACCAAGAACGAGACAATATTCTTGCAGACTTTGAGTCTGGTAAGCTTCATGCTCTTTGTAACGTTGGGGTTTTAACCGAAGGCTGGGACGCCCCGCGAACAGATTGTATAGCATTACTTAGACCAACGCAAAGTGTTGGGCTCTATGTACAGATGTGTGGTCGTGGCATGCGATTGCATGATGATAAGGAAAATTGTTTGCTACTTGACTACGGTGAGAACGTGGCTAGGCATGGCTGTCTAGATGAAGTAGAACCTGGCGAAAGTCTTCCCGGAAGATACAAGCCAAAGATTTGTGCAAGTTGTAATGCTATTAACTCACCCTCTGCTAAAGAATGCATTGAGTGCGGTCAAGCATTTGAATCTTTAAAATCAAAAGTTTTATGGACCAAGAAGGAAAGGGAGGTAGCAAGGCGTACCAAGGCTGAGAAACAAGCTGTCTTATCAGATGAAAGGAAAGCATCGACCCCTAAAAACAAACCCATCACAGACATCTATGCGTCTGTGGTCAAGTCAAAAAATGGCAGTGAGTATTGTCAAGTAGTCTTTACAGTTAAGGATGAGTTCTTTCCTAAGAAAATGCCACTCATGTTTGGCCATCCTACTGCACATAGAATGGCAGTGCGTAAGTGGAAGAAAATTACAACCAAGTGGGGATCACCTACTCAACCATGGATGGCCGCTGAATTAATTAACAGTGGTGCATTTGATACAATCTCTGAGATCATTGTGCAAAAGCAAGGCAAGTATGAGAACGTTGTTGGAATTAAAACTAAACAAAATGAGGACATAGCTTTATGAAAGACATAAACCATTTGCTAGACGATGTTGAACTAAAACAAAAGAGAGGGCAAAGATTTTATTTGGGTATCAGTCAGATAGGCAATCCTAACCAGCGTTTACTTTGGATGCGTTGGCGTTGGCTTATGCCTGAAGATATGCCTGCTAGAGTCTTGAGACTTCTTGACCTAGGCAACGTGGTTGAAGAAGATCTAATTAAAAAGCTTAGAAAGATTCCTGGTGCTCAGATATTTGATGTTGCTTCTAATGGTAAACAGTTTGAGACAGAAACATTGGGAGGCCACGTCAAAGGCCACATCGATGGCGTAGGGCAAAACTTTCCGGGAATTGATACCAAAGATCCATTCTTGTTAGAGTTCAAGACAGCCAACGACAATCGCTTCAACAACCTAGTAAAGCTTGGTAGTTATTGTGAATGGTCAGAAGAATATGCTGCCCAGTTACATTTATACATGGGCTTGTTTAAGTTTGATCGATGCATTGCAATTGTTTATAACAAAAATAACTCAGACTTATATACAGAGATCATTGAATATGATAGTATCGCTTTCGATTCTTTGATAGAAAAAGCAAGAAGTATTTTATTAGCAGAAACTCCACCAGATAACTACATACCGGAAACAGATTACCGGATCAAAAGTTATATGACACCAGGCCAACAAGCCTGTTATCTAGGTAGAGCGCTGCCACCTAAGATACATTGTAGATCTTGTAGGTTCGCTAAGGTTGATATTGATAAGGGAGATGCACATTGGCATTGCACCCAGCACGATAGAAAGATTAGCGAAGACAGACAAACCAAGGGTTGTGCAAGACATAACTTTATACCTGAGTTGATACCAGCCCATGTCATGGAGAAGGATGACGATATGGTTTTGTATGAGAAGGACAAGATTAGATTTGTTAATGTGGCCGAGAACCTTAACACGCCGGGCGAAAACTTTTTTTCTAGCAAGGAATTAATTGAAGTTGTAAACAGTGGGTTTCCAGAAGATATCTTGGAGACTTGCGATAAAGTTAAGAAGTTATTTAATGGATCATCTATTACAGAAATTAGACCTTGGGTTGAAAGCAGACCACCCCTCTAAGCTTTGGGTTTTTTTACTACGATTATTTCTGTGTCTGGGTACAGTGCCTCTACTAATTTCTTTTTCAATCTAAACATAGGCGTCTCGATTCCTTTAGTATCCTCGACCACTATCTCACCCTCGCTGTTGACGTATCTAAAGTCAGCCTTATAAAGACAAACCTTTTTATCATTCACCACACATGGGAAAGGTGGATGCACTTCTATGTTAGAGATGATGCCATCAGCTTCTAGCTCTTTGAGGTGAGTGTACCTGGCCGCTTCTAACTTACTGTCAAAAGTTATGCCATCAAGTTTGACTTTCTTCGCTCGGTATTTGTTGTACAAGTTATGGTGTTCCTATTAACTTTCTTTCTTCTTCTTCTCTAAGAACTTGTCTAGCTCTCTCTCTTCTGATGTCTGGTGTTAAGTATTGGCCTGTTAAACCCTGGCCTAACTCTTCTCTAGCTGCATCAAACATTCCTTTGCTAACTGGTTGAGGAACTCCTGTTAGCTGCCCTGTTTCAGCAGCAGTTGCAAGATCTCTGCTAACATCTATTGGTCTAAATATTCCTCTCATAACATCTTTATAGTTAGCAACCTTAGCATCTTTTAGTTCTTTTTCTATTTGTTGTTCTGACAAACCAAGAGTTCTTGCATCTTCTATAGATGTATATAGATCTCTTAAAACTGCGTATCTTTTTTCGTTTTGGTTTATGTATCCTTGCAAATATTGTTCAGCAGTATTTCTGTCTGTGCTTCTTAATAATCTATTAAACTGGTTGGTTGCATCTCTTATTGCATCATTAGCCTCAAAGCCTCTATATCTTAGTGTTCTATCCACTTGAGGTTTAACAACTTTAAATCCACTGAAAGCTTGCACTAAAGTTTCAGCAACATCTATCTCATTGCCCATGCGGTCTAATACTTTCTGATCATCTCCTTGTTTATTGGTGCTAGAAAATATAGATCTAGGAAAGTTTTTAGGTGTAAGTTCTGGTGGTGCAACACCCAAAGGTTTGCCACTAAACTCATCTGCGGTAATCCTATACGGACTGATGGTTGGCAAGATAGTATCTGCAAAGTGATAAAAACCTTTGGCCACTCTATCGCCGGGAGAATCAGCCGCTCCCCATATTCTTTTACCAGTACCAGTCTCTCCTCCAAAAGCTTCAAACACAGCATTAGCAGATAGCGCTGGCTCTGCAAAACTTTTACCCATTTCTCCTATCACACCAAAAGATGAATCCATTAATATTTTTTGTAGCGATTCCTCATCTCTATTTCCATTTGCAACTTCTTGAAATACTCTGGTCACTGGACGTTTTAAATAATCATATGGGTTCATGTAACTAAAGTTAAAGAACTGAGTTGGGTTTCCATCTTTGTCTGAAGCCAATGGTATAAGTGTTCCTGTTTTATCCCATGGTGCTGCGAAAGATCTTCTGTATGCTTCGATCTTTTCTTCATCGACTCCTGTCAAACTTGTACCAAGTTTTGTAAGACCTGTAGGTATGGCCATAGTTGTTGCTACAGCTCCAGTTAATCTTCGCATTCCAATTTTTTGTAGTTCTGGATTGTCACTGGCTAATTCTTTTATACCTCTGCTAACAGCATTGGTAGTGTTTCTTATAATCTCAGCTGGGAAAGCAACAAAGTTACCAAAGGGAGATCTTCTTACTACCTCTCCAACAGCAGGCACAACTCTTTGATAGTTTTGAACTGTGTTTAAAGTAACTTCACCTGCTTCTGATCTAGCAAATTGTTCTAGTGCCTCATCGCCATACTTATTAATTATATCTTGAGGTTTGATAATAGCTCCAGTGCGTGGAGATCCTTGTATTAAATCTGCAAACCTTGTTATATTTTTTGCAGACTCTATTGGCACTGCCCCGTCTGGTGCTCTTACAAATGCTTTAAGCATTCTATCTTTTTCGTTTAAGTAATTGAAAACACGACCAGCATCATCAGTCATACCATAAGCTTTTTCAAAAAATCTAATACCAGTTTTATCTACAACGCCACCAGCTTTAGCAACCAGTCCGCTTCTTTCAGCGGCAAGTCTTGCTAACTCTAATGTTTCGCCAAGTTGAGCACCACCTTTTTGCATGATGCCCTCTTCCATAAGTTCTTGTATAGAATTTTTATTTAATACTTTTTTCTTTGGATCAAGAAGTCCTGCAAAGCTGGTTTGTACAGCGTCAACAAATCTACCTGTGCTTCCAAGGTTTCCATTTAATAATGAAAAGAATGGGATACTGGTAAAGTTTCTTATTTGTGCACCCGGAGACAAAACAGTTTTACCGTATTGTGACCCAGCTTTTACTGCTAAAAATCCTGTATACATTTTTCCTAACACAGGAAATTGAGCTTTCATGTCTGCTGTCGCTCCCATCAATGCATCAAACACATCTGCTCTCGCATATGATCCGCCTAAAGCACCAGCAGTTTCTTTGTCAAATTGTTTGAATACTATTGCATTACCTTGAGCATCATAATCTACCAATTCTTTTTGAGCTTTTCCTGTGTTTGGATCTATACCAAATTCCTCTGGCTTTAAAAATTTAACACCGCCTGTTTTATTAGAAAGTTCATCTAGTTGTTTTATTTGACTAAACATTTCTGTTTTGCCAATAAGATTAGATAGTTTTTGCGAGGTTACATTTGCTGTAAGTTTGGTGTTAGCAAGAGCACTCTTCCAATCTGTTTGCAAGTATCCTGCTGCCTCACCTAAAGCTCTTCTTACTTGCGGTAAATTATCTAGCTGTCTGCCTTTAAGAATACCTTTCTCTCTTTGCAATCCTTCCATTAACATTTCATTGGTTTCAAAATCAAAACCATTTTTATTCTTTGGTCCGGGATTAAATAGCTCAAACAATTCTCTTTGTGCTGTTTGTTTGTCAACACCAAAATTTTCTTGTATTTCTTTTACAGCAAGCTCTTGAAACTCTGGTTGCATTTTAAAATTTTTATCAATAATAGATCGGTACACTCTAGTTCCGTATAAGCCAGAGTTTTCATCAATGATAGATTTAAGTTCTTTTGGTATAAAAAGATTCATAAAAGTATCAGCCTCTTCATCGCTGTATTTCAAAACTTGATTTGAGTATGTATCAAAAAGATCTCTATTGTTTTTTAGTAATGTAGATATTTTTAATCCTTTTTCTAAACCCAACCCTTTGTAATCGATGTATTGATTTTCTAAATTTTTAATATTAGATTCAGCTTCTCTTTGTATTCTTCTAGCTTCTTGTAATTTTTCTGCGCGAGATAATTTTGGTGATTGGTAGTCTACTCTTATTCTTGGAAACATATAATCTTCTATGCTTCTAGATAAAGCTAGTGCATTAGTTTGATTCATTCTTCCTGAGTCAACACTTCTTTGAGCTGTTTTAATTATTTGATCGAAAGCAGTATCAACTTGATCTTGCATGGCTTTTACTTGTGATGTTTTAGCGGCCATGGTTTGTGCAACAAACTCATCTGGTCTCTTTCCTGCAAAAGTAAACCATTTCTTTAAAACACTTTGATTAGCATCAAATGCAGTTTTTTGTAACTCATTAGGTTTTAATGCTTTAGTTGCACCAACAGCACCCTTGGCCACTACTGATCCAAGAGGTGCTAGTAAGTCTGTAGCTCCGTAGATGGCTCCTTTTGCTCCTTTAAATGCTAGAGGTATACCTAATATAAACCCTGCACCTTCAGCAGCTACCTCAAGTTTTTTCTTAAGTCTTTCATGTGCGGCCTCTGCACCATTAAGTCTGTCCAGTCTCGCCTCATCTGACTCTGATTGCTTGTCTATGAAAGTATCTTTAAGAGTTACGATATCATCAGTTGCTACTGCGCCATCTGCAATACCACCGCCCAAGGCTTGTCCAATCTTTCCTATCTTGCCTGATTTAGCTAGAGCACCAGCAACCCCAAAGCCAGGCAAACCAAATTGAACTAAGTATTTAGTAACATTACCCGCTGTGGTTTCAGCTTCGCCTGGTGATATCTTGTCAAAGTATTCATTAACATCTCTAGTTAAATCATCATCAGAAAAGTAATCGTAAGCAGATGTAACGGTTGTTGACAAGCCTCTACCAATATCTTGAAGACCTCTTACAGTTTGCCTGCCGACATCTCCAAGTACACTGGCTTTGCCTTTATTCATCGCTTTAACAGCAGCTGCATGCTCTGCTTTTGCTTGTGCTATGGTTTCTGGCTTTTTGTCTTTTATGTATTTTTGGGTGCCATCCGGGAAGTTAAGATATGGCATAACACTATTTTGGTTCTAAATAAAATTCATTTGCAAAAAATCCTAAACCTCTATCTTGCAAACTCATTAATGTAGTAGCATTTATTGGCCCTACAGGTTTGCCAGTTTGAGGATCTTTATAAAAAACATTTAGATCTTGATAGTCATCTGTTGTATATTTTGAACTATTTTGTATTAAATTTCTTTTAATATTTTCAGATTGTTTTTGAGCTTCTTCAATTTTGTAATCACCAATAGCACCTGCTCTAGCTGTCTCTAAAGCCAACATGTCTTTATAGGCTTGAGGATTGCTTTTAAAGTATTCTAAAAGTTTAGCATCAGCTGGCAACATATCAGCTTGTCTTGTCTCTTCGCCAAGGTATCCTTCACCAAATGCAACTGCTGGGTTGATAGGCACATAACCTTCTACTGGCTTCATCATGTTTAAGAAACCTGCCATCATTTTTTTAGCATAGTCTGGGTCATTGCCTACTTTTTCCATGTAACCAGATGGTAAAGATTTTACATAGTCAAAGAAACTTGGTTTCTTATCACCAGTAAATGTTTGTGTTTGCGGATCAAAATCAAAACCTTTTCCTGCTAACTCTTGTTTTACATAATAGGCTAATGAATTATCTGTAACAGGGGGAAGTTTAGTTCCACCGCCGCCAACTATTAAATCATCAGTGACAGAAGTTCCATCGTCATCGTCATCACTAGCATCTGATTTTATTTCATCTTCATCGCCCATGTTATATAAAGAAGCACCCCCTACTAAAGCAGTGGTTACTAAAGCTGGTTTCTTTAATTTTTGTATAGCAGATCTATCATCTTTAAGACCGCCTTCAGGTATACCATCGTCTACTTTATTTGCTCCTGAAGTTTTTTTAGATGCATCCAAAGATTCATCTACTTTCGATGCTATCGTAGGGCCTTGTGATGGTATTGGTCCATCAGCTCCTGCTATTGGTCTAGCTGGACCAACATCAGCTTGAGCAGATTGTGAGCCTAATCTTTGTTGGGGGGTTTCACCTGTTCTAGCTCTTGCGGCTTCAGCTCTTGATAACCTAGCTTGTCTTTCAGTTTCTTCTCTAGCTTGAGCTTCTTGTTTTGCTCTTCTAGTCTCAGCTCTTTTTTGAGCTGTTGCTGCTTTCTTAGCTTCTTGTTGTTTTTTTACTTCGTCTTTATATTCTTTGGTAGATTTTTTAGGAGAGCCATCTTTGTTTTGTAGTTTAGGATTTTTCTTTACTTTATTTAAAAAAGCTCTACCTAAACTAATACCACCGCCTAATACATCACTGCCTTTTGAAAGCATCATAATGCCGCCATCAGCTTTTTTATTTATTTCACTAGGTCTTTTAGTAAATGAATCTGGTAATAATTCTAAAGGATTGTATCTAGAATAATCTGCTTCTAATGCAGAACTAGCTAGAGCAGATGGTATTCCTTTAATTTCTTCTGCAATAGCTTGTCTGCCATCTTCTGTTTGAGCTATTTCATAAACCTCTTTACCTACATCACCTAATTCTCTCATAGATTCTATTAAAGCAGGCAATCCTCCTTCATATGTTTCATCTGGATTTTCTCTTATATATTCTTTCATTTCATCGCTATAAGAAAATACTGCGCCAGGCCTATTGTGAGGAATTAAATCAGCCATCTCTTGTCTTAATAGTAATTGTGCTGCTTTACCTTTAACACCTTCTCTAGTTGGACCAAGCGTTAAACCTTTGGCTGCTTCTACTTTTTTCAAAGTGTTTCTTAATTTATTTCCTTTAACTCCTGCTTGAATAAGTTTGGCCGCAATACCAGCAGGTGGAAAAGCCATCATGCCAAGAACTAAGTAATCTACTGGATCTGTTGGATCAAATAAAAAATCAGTAACATCTCTTAGATTAGCTCCAGAACCCGGTGCTGTTTTTCGTAAGTTATAAAAACTCTTACTAGCATCGCCGCCTTCTTGCATTTTTACTGGCTCAAGGCCTGACATTATTCCCGGCATTACATCACCTTGCTGTAATCTACAGCGTAGTAGCCATCTTGAACAATGACTGCATCTGGTTTAACTTCTAGAATTTCTTGAGCAAGTACGCCTTCAGCCGGTTCGCTTTCAGCACCTAGTGCTTTACCTTTGTCGTTCCAATCCCATGTGTACCAGCCAACACCTGGCTCTAACTCACCAACTTTTTTAATATTTGTTTTAAGATCCATGTCTGATATGCCCATAGCACCTAATCCAGTCATAATCGTTCCAGCGGCACCAACTGCTTGTCCTAATCCTGTTGGTTGCTGATAGACACCACGTTGATATGCGCTTGTGCCAGTACCTCCAGAGATACCTCCCATTGGAGATCCAGCGAGAAGCTGTTGACCTGTAAGCAATCTTTGTAATGGTTCTTGAGCAAGCTGTTGCGCTCCAGCAAACTGTCTTGATAGTGCTGCTTGCTGAGTAGCTTGGCCTTGCTGACCGAGTTGGTTGAGTAGGTTAACTTGATTGCCTAGTTGCTGTTGAGATTGCTGACCTAGTCCTGCAAGTCCACCACCAATCTGTCCAAACTGTCCGCCCATGCCAGCAGCTAATTGTCCAAGCCCACCAAGAGCCTGGCCTAGTTGTGCTTGCTGTCCACCCACTCCTGCTTGCATGGTTGCAAGTCCTTGTTGAGCACCACGTTGTTGTTCAAATGCTTGTTGCGCTTGTTGTTGAGCTTGACCAAACCCAGCGCTTCTAATTCCAGAAACAGC